TATGGGAGAAAAAAATGGTATTGATCATCCGAATCTTGGAGCTAAACTTGGATTACAATCAACTTGGTCTTATGACGTAATAAAACAAGTAGGAAATTACGAAGAAATATTTGACCGAAATATTAGGAAAAAATTAGGACTGAAACGAGGATTGAATAAACTCTATAAAGATGGAGGTTTATTGTACTCCCCACCACTAAAATAATTATGCCAGAACATGGAACTTACTTAGGAAACCCACTACTCAAATCTGCTCATGTTCCTCAAGATTGGACAGAGGAAGAGGTTGGTCAATATATAAGGTGTCAGCAAGACCCTTTATATTTTGTAAATGAATTTATCAAAATTGTTTCTCTTGATGAAGGTTTAATTCCTTTTGATATTCGTGATTATCAAGAAGAGATGATAGACAAATTTCATAACGAGAGATTTGTAATTTGTAAAATGGCCAGACAATCTGGAAAATCAACCACCATTTTAGCATACCTACTCCACTACATACTTTTTAACGAAAACGTATCGGTTGCAATTTTAGCAAACAAGAAGGCTACAGCAATGGAACTTCTTGGAAGACTTCAACTTGCATACGAACATATGCCCAAGTGGTTACAACAGGGAATATTGATATGGAACAAAGGAAACATAGAGCTGGAAAATGGCTCTAAAATTTTAGCAAGTTCAACTTCTGGTTCTGCTATTCGAGGTGGTTCTTTTAACATCATTTTCTTGGACGAATTTGCATTTGTGCCTTCTAATATTTCTGAAGAATTTTTCAGTTCGGTGTATCCTACTATTTCTTCTGGTAAAACTACAAAAGTATTCATCGTTTCTACTCCAAACGGAATGAATATGTTTTACAAATTGTGGGCAGATGCTGAGGAAGGAAACAACGACTATTCTCCGATTTCGGTTCATTGGTCACAAGTTCCAGATAGAGATGAAGAATGGAAAGAGAAGACAATACGAAACACTTCAGAACGACAATTTCAACAAGAGTTTGAGTGTTCGTTCTTAGGTAGTTCTAACACTCTTATTTCAACAGAAAAACTTCTTGCTCTACCTTACAAAACACCAGTTTACACACAAAATGGATTGGATGTTTATCAAGAACCAGTTGTAGGAAATACTTATGTAATGGTGTGTGATGTTGCTAGGGGTGTGGGATTAGATTATTCTGCTTTTTCGGTTTTTGATGTAACACAACAACCATATCGACAAGTAGCGAAGTATCGCAAAAATGATATTTCACCTATGTTATATCCAAATGTAATTTTTACAACCGCAGAAAAATACAACGAAGCATTTGTTTTAGTAGAGGTGAATGACATAGGACAACAAGTAGCAGACATTTTGTATCATGATATGGAATATGAAAACATGATGATGGTCACAATGCACGGAAGAAACGGACAACAAATTGGGGGTGGTTTTTCTAAGAATGTATCAATGGGAATACGAACAACCAAACAAGTCAAACGAATAGGGTGTGCGACACTCAAGGACTTGATAGAGAGAGACAATCTACTTATTGAAGATTTTGATACGATAAGTGAACTAACAACCTTTATTGGAAAAAGTACATCATGGGAAGCAGACGATGGAGCTAATGATGATTTGGTGATGTGTTGTGTTCTCTTTTCTTGGTTAGTTCAACAGCGGTACTTTAGAGAACTCACAGACCAAGATATAAGAGAAAAAATGTTTGCGGAACAGATGAAAATGATTGAAGAAGAAATGGTGCCTTTTGGGTTTATTGAAAACGGACATGATCCAGATGAAAATTCTATTCCTGGCGATGATAATATATGGGCGCCAGCTGGACAAGAATGGCAAAAAGAATATTACTAAATGTAACTTTCTTTTTTTATTTCCTCAAATCCAAAATCATCTTCATCTTTCGTTTTTTCCGAAACTAATAACATGAGTAAAGCATCAATTTCTTTTTCTAATTCTGGTCGAACATTACGAAGACGATAAAGAAATTTGACACTATTTTTTTCTACCATCTCTTTACTGACATGAGTAGAATTGTAATTTTTTTTATTTTGACTTTTGGTTTGAAGTTCAAGATGCTCTGGATTCACACAACCATTATTTTCACAAGTTTGGTGAACTACCATATTTTCTGCTATATCTCCTTTGTAAAGAAGATAAGCAAATCTATGAGCTGGTTTGGATTTTCCATCATAAGAGAACATTCCATAACCTTGTTTCTGTTTGGAAGCGTTCCATTCATGACAATTGCTAGTTTTGTTAATCTTAGCATTGAAACGATCTATTGCTTTTTGAGGAAACTTCATATTTACCTTACACTAAATATTATTCATCAATTATTCATATTTATAAATATTGTTAGAGTAAAAATACTTTCAATTAAAAAACTCAAAGAAATAATTTAACGGAGGAATATATGGCCTTTCAAGTAAGTCCAGGCGTAAACACATCTGAAATTGACCTTACTAATGTAGTAGTATCTGCTGGTACTTCTGCTGGTGGTTTTGCTGGTAGGTTCAATTGGGGGCCAATAGAAGAAATTAAGTTGGTGACAGATCAAGACAATTTGGTAGAAACTTTCCAAAAACCAGATGATAGTAACTTTGAAGCATTTTTTACCGCAGCTAACTTTTTAGCTTACACAAGTGCTTTGAATGTTGTTCGTGCTGCTAACACAAGTTCAGCAGAAGCAACTGCACCGAAAAACGCATCTGCTAATACATCTACATATGTAAATGTTCAAACAACAACAGTCGAAAGTTACTATAACACATTTGATCCAGAACAAGGTGGAGCAATCGGTGGTGGTGTTTCGGGAATTTCTGCAGACGGGCCTTTTATGGCAAAGTGGGCAGGTGCTTTAGGAAACAGTTTGAAAGTTTCTATTTGTCCTTCCGATAGACCAGAAGTAACAGGAACTAGTACAGTAACGTGGACAGCTTCAAGTGGTGCTTTGGAAGGAACAGCAAGTTCAAAATTTTTAGATGAATTAAGAGTTGGAGATGCTATTAAAATTGCAGATGAAGTTGGATTTCATATAGTATCAGCAATTGCTGACGCTAATTCTGCTACAGCATTTGCAACAAGTTCTTCCGATTCAGCTGATGCTACAGCTAAATCATTTACGGTAAAGAAACGTTCCGCATTTGCAACAAGTTCCACTTACATAAAGGGAACTGCTGTGACTACTGCTGATTCAACAACAGTAACAGGAACAGGAACAATGTTCGATAAACAATTTGTTGTAGGTGATACGATTGTTATTGGTGGGGAATCACGAAGAGTAGCTACCATCACATCTAACACAGTAATAGTAACTTCAACAAAATTTAATGCTACTAACTCTGGTGCTGCTATCGCAAGAGAATGGGAATACAAAGGTGCTTTCAACGAAGGCCCTCCAACAACTTCTGCTCATGCTGATGATAAGGGAATGAGAGATGATGAAATTCATATCGCTGTTGTTGATGAAGATGGAGAATGGACAGGAACAGTAGGAGAAGTTCTTGAAGCACATCCTAATTTATCAGTTGCAAGTGGTGCAAGAGATGATCAAGGAGAAGATGTATTCTACAAAAATTATATCAACAAATGGTCAAATTATATGTGGTGGTTAGATCATCCAACAATGGGTGGTAACGATACTGCTGGTAACGGAACTTTGGTTACTGATGGAACTGCAACATTTCGTGCTTGGGGAGCAACTGCTGACTCTAGTGGTACTCAAACTTCAGATGTTTTTGAAAATCAAAGCTATCCCACGACAATTAGTTTTCAAGGTGGAACAGATGGAACAGGGCCTTCAGATGCCGACATTATTCGTGCATATGACATAATGAAATCCGCTGAAGATGTCGATGTTGCTCTCTTTATGTGTAGTAATCATAGTTCAACAGTCATAAGACACGTTATTGATAATATCGCAGAATCAAGAAAAGATTGTGTTGCTTTCTTTTCACCAGAAAAAGCAGATGTTGTTGGTGTAACTGACTCTTCTACTGCTACAGATAACGTAATTGATTTTAGAGATACAGTCAATAAGAATTCTTCTTATGCTGTTATGGATTCTGGATACAAGTATCAATTCGATAAACATAACGATAAGTTCAGATATGTTCCATTAAATGGAGATACAGCTGGATGTTGTGCTAGAACTGATTCAGATCGTGACCCTTTCTTTTCTCCCGCTGGATTTTCTAGGGGTCAGGTTAAAGGAGTTGTTAAACTTCCTTTCAATCCGAAGAAAGCGGAACGTGATAAGTTGTATCAATCTCAGGTTAATCCAGTTGTTTCATTCCCAGGCGAAGGTACAATCCTTTATGGTGATAAGACACAATTGACTAAACCATCT